ATTCATCATAGGTTGTTTCATCGGCATTGGATTCTGTGTTCTTTGGGCCATGTTCATTGATTCATCGTCATTGAATGCTTTAATATTTTGACCTTCTGACATTATAGTTACTGGAGGCATACCTGTACTACCACCCATTGCTAGTTTTTTTACATCATCTTCGTCGTCATCATAACCAAACATTTCTTTTGATAATGCTCCTCTAAGTTTTCCTATACCACCATCAGCATAGTCAATACGGCCACCATCAGCTGCATTTTGATAATAATCTGGATTTAAGAATGCAAAATCTTGTGGGTTAATGTTGCCTTTGTTTGCTGCAATCATTTGTCTAATACCACGTGGATCCATACTTGGACCACGGCTCGCTGTTTTCATGTACTCGTCTAATGATGGTTCATCCTCTTGATCTCCTTTTGCCATTAAATATGTGGCTAAAGATAATCCTCCGATACCTAATTTAAATGGATTAAATTTATCTTTATACATATTATCTTTTCCACCACCTTTAAATAAAAAATTTGTTGCTTTATTTAAACCACCCATAAAATTAGCACCACTAAATCTACCAAATCCTGTAGTCCCACTTCCTATAGAACCTAATCCTGCAGTTCCTAAATAACCTAACGCTGCCATACCTATTGGTGACTTTGCAATTTTCTTAACTGCTCTTGTTGCTTTCTTAACTAGTTTACCTAAAAAGTATCCTTGTCTAAGGTCCGTGATCCCTCCATCAGCGTAACCAATTCTACCACCATCTGCTGCTAATGCTAATTGGTTATCTCTTCTAAGAAATTGATCTCCTCTGTAAGGTATACCACTTGCTACGTCTGTATCTGTGTCTGTGTCTGTTGCCATACCAGTTGTCATTGGTAAAATTTGTTGTGGTCCATCTCCAGCACGTTCGTTAATTGCGTTCTGTCCCATGTTTTCATTACCGTAAGCTCCTACTTTTCCCATACCTCGATCTTTCATGTATTGTTCAAAATCTTCTTCTCCATAACCGTAACCATAATTTCCTGCAACATTTTTTGCAAAAAAAGCTTTATTTTTTTCATAACCAAAACGACCTAAATATTTTCCAACTGTATTAAATGCAGTAGAGTATGGAACAATAGAAGGTACGGCTGTAAAACTATATGGTTTGTTTTTTAAATTAAACGCTTTAATTCTGTTATCATCCATTGTTGAACCTGGTCCAACTTTAGTAAAATCTGGAGGAGATATTGGAGCGCCTAATGTAATATCATTACCAACTGCATATTGTTCTTTAACATCCATTGGTGTTGCTCTTTGTAAAGGTGGACTATTTCCTGTTGCTTGAGGACTATTATTTTCACGAGTATTAGTGTCTCTGTCACTTGACGAAGGTCCGTCTCCATAACCAGCACCCGCACCTGGATCTGCTCTTCCTGCTGAAGTACCTTCACTAGATCTTGCAGCATCATCACCACGATAACCTGGTCTTGAACCGTCTTTATTATTTTTAACAAGTTGCATAACTCCACCATCAGCAGCCATCTCCCTCATCTCTTCTGGCATTTCCATTGTAGGCTCACCCATGTCCATTGGCATATCGCCAAGTCCACCTTCCGGCATTTGTGCTGATATAGTTTTAATTAATTGTCTTAACTCTTCTTTTTCTTCTTCACTAAGACCTTGTGTTTCTTCTAATAATAAAAGTTCTCTGACCCTATCATTTTCACCACCAACCATCATACTACCAACACCTTCACTTTGTTTAGATGCTAATCCTTCAAAATAATCTTGTAACTCTTTCATGTAATCAGGTGTTCCTCGTTGATCTTTCATATCAGGAAACACGTTTTCAAATTCTTCCATGTATTCTTGTAATTGAAACTCAGCCATTTTTTGCTGATCTTCTTGTGGTGATTTAGGGCCTTCATTACCTGAATAAGTAATGTCCGGTGCTCCAACGTCTAGTGATTCTGATCCTGTTTTCATATAATTTTTAAGTTAATTTTAAAAGCAGGAATTTAACCTGTGGTTTCTTACATTACCTGTTTTTGTCAGGGAAATCAAGCTATGTTGTAACTGTTCTTTTTCTTACTTCAAGAGAAGATAGTACCACATGTAGCCTGTTTGCTGTGGCTGCTGTTACTTTTAATACTTCACTCTCCTCCATTACTAGAGGTGCTGTAAGTAATTCTACTGTTGCATTTGCCCCGATTGCTTTTGTTTTAAACAAACTAAAAACAGCATCTGCTGTGTCTGTTATTGTAACTGTCAATGTATCAGCGTTTCCTGAATCTTCAGACACTAATATAGATTTTATGATAGCAGTCGTAGCACTAGGTACCGTGTATAATGTTGTAGCACTTGTTGTTGTTAAATCTACTTTTTTATTTACAAATGTATTAGCCAAAGAAATATGCCTCCGCTTCTGCTTCTTCTTTTATATCTTGTTGAAAAGTTGTATTTAATTTTTGCACAATACTATCTATGTCTCTTACAAATGATTGTTGTATTTGTTCATCATAATCTTTTGTTGGTTGTGTAAGTGATTGTACAATTCTAGCCATTATCTTCTACCATCCGGTTGTATATCTAATCTAAACGTACCTAGTTTCCAAAACTGACTTGTACTACTATTAGATACTTTTAATGCAATAGATCTAGCTCTAGCTCTTGTATCAATTTTTTGTGTGCTTGATGATACTGTAAATGGACCAAGTGATGAACTAGCTGCAGTGTCATTAGGAAAATCTTTTAAGTTTAATGTAACAACACTATCTCCTGTTTGTGATAAAAAGTCTGGTAACACTCTTCTAATTTTCATCATAAATTCACCATCACCTTGTAAACCATTTTGACCTATATCAAAATCTCCTGATTGTATGTTTGCAGTAATAGAAGTTGTTGCTCCTTCTTTAACTTGATCTAATCCTTTTTCGTGTTCAAAATATGTTGATGTTCCATCTGTACAACCAATAACATGATTAGTGTTTGTTGTAGCTGTTGTAGCACTTGAATTATATTCTGTTGCATGGGGTTGACCAAACACTGCAGAATCTTGCCATGCAGATCTTGCAAGTGTCCCCACTGTCCACACTGGTCGTTCTGGCGTTGAGTCTAAATAATTATAACATACCATACGGTTCACGGTCCCTGATCCAGAGTTAGGATAGAACCACATAACCTCACCAAACAAATTATTTAAACCTACATTAATATGTTGTTTTGGAATTGTGTTAATATCATCGTAGACATGATCTTCTACCAAACATGCTAGTGATTCTAATTTACCTGTGTATCTAAAAAAACCATTTTCTGACATCCAATAAGCAGAACCATCTACTTCTACTGCTGCATTCTTACCAATTAATCCACAGTTTGTACCAACTTGTTGGAATGAGAAAGTAAAAGGTGCACCAACAAATCTCATAATAAATAATGCTGTATCAGTCCATACATAGATTGCATCACGTCCACGGATTGCTCCTACAATTTTAGATCCATCTGCAAGTCTTTGTGTACCAGCTGTATTAACAGCACTAGGTGCGTAAGAAGTTGTTGAGTCAATATTTTCTTGATCAGAAAATCTAATAAACATTTCGTCTCTTGTAGATTTAGTTCCAATAGTTGTCTCTGTTCCAAAAAATATTAAGTGTCTGTCAGGAGTAGATACTAAACTAAAAGCTGATGAGGTTGGAGCATTAGGAAGTAAAGTTGCTCTTGTGTTGTTTGCTGTTATAGGATCTGAATCCCATTCAAATGTTTCTCCGCCTGATATAGTTGCAATAAGTTTGTTACCAAAATTATCTAATGACCATAGTCCAGGTGCAGTTACAACGTCACCAGAAGCTGCAGCGTTCCATGCAAAAAAGTTTGAAGCATCTGTAACTGTTGCGCTACTTGAATGTGTTGCGGCTGTTGTACCTAAGGCTCCTCTAGTTAGTCCTGATAAAGTACCACCACTGTTTCCGGTGTAAGTAATTAATTCATTATCTATTTGTACTGTACCTGATGATGGAAATGATGTTGAACTTGCCATAGTCAATGATGTAACTGATGCATTAATTCCTGATGATAATGTAGATGTAAATTGTCCTTGTTGTACACCACCCCATGATCCAAGACCCCAACCCGTTGATGCAACTTCTACTGCTGGTCCAACAGAATAATAAAGCTGTACTCTAATACCACCAGAAGTAGTTGCCCCTGATCCTGATTCATTAGAAGCTAAAGTAATTGTTAGTGTAGTAGTTGTTGGTATAGATGTTACTTGAAATCTATTGTTGTCAAAATTTCCGGATAAAAAACCAGAGTTAGTAATACTTGTAAAATTATCTAATAATATAATATCACCTTTGTTTGCATTGTGAGCTGAAGCAAAAGTTATTGTTACAATAGCTGATCCGTTAGTTGTAGAAAATGCATTAGTTAAAGTTGTTGTAGCTTTAATAGGATGTATGTCATAAAAAATACCACCAGAATAAGCATATAATATTCTATTAGTTCCTAATGCTGCGTATTTAATACCACTAGCATTTACAAAGTGATGCAATGCTGTATTACGTCCTGTAATATCAACTGATCCTAGTTGAGCCCAACCGCCTATTTTTTCAGGTGTACCATATCTAAATCTAACATTGTCACCATCAACCCATTGGCCTTCGCCGCCAGTTGCTGTAACTTGTTTATTAAATCCTGGTTGAAAATTTACTTTTTGTAACATAATTATCTTGCCGTTGTTGGCACTCCTGTTGATGTTACGAATGGATTTTCAGCAAAAGCCATGTAAATAAAATTATCTCCATCTTCATTTATTCCAGTGCTATTATGTCTAATTTTAATACCATTTGAAACAAAATCTACATAAT